GCATCAAGGAAGCCACAGAGATCGAAGAGAAGTTGCGTTGGGACTTGATCGGTGCGCAGGCCCGTGTCGAGATTTGGCGCACCGAGCAGGCAAACAACCGGGCAGAAGGAAGGGCCACGCAATGAAAACGCCAGAGGATGAGGCATTCGAGGACATTGAGCGCAAGAATCGTGAGGCGCAGGGCTGGCGCAAGCGGCAGATCGCAAGCCTGCGCACCAAGGTCGAATCGTTTGACGAGTGGGAGCACAGCCACAGGCCCGAGCAGTATTGGGTAGAGCGCCGGGCCTACCTCGCAGGTTTTGAGGCTGGCGTACGCAATGAGCGCATGAAGCGAGAGACCAATGACTGACAAAAAACCAACCTGCCAAGTGTGCCGCCTGCGGCCAGCAGAGGTGAAGGGCAAGAACAGCAGGGGCGCACCGCAGTGGCGATGCCTGACCTGTCACGAACTCAAGAACCGCTCGGGCTTTACTAAGGGGAAGCAATGAGACTTTCAACACTCAACAAGCACGACCTTGTGTTGCACGATGTGCCAATGTGCGCGATATGCAACAAGCCTGTAGAGCGCATCGAGTCCATGTACGACATATCGTGGGCCGCAAAGCGGTTTCGCGTTTACTGTCACGGCGATGTAGAAGAGGCAATGCTTCACGACGAAATGATTGAAGACTGCGACAGCGTGCGCTTTGGCACAGCGTTTATTGACAAACTTCCGCAACCTCAGATTGAAAACAAATGAAAACCTACCCAAGCAAAGAACTGTGCCTGCGAATGGCTGAGTACCACTGCGAGACAACCAAGAACGAGAAGTTGATGTGGGTTTGGTTGTTCTGTTGGGGCTTTCATGAAATGTATTTGGAAGGCTGGGTGACGGGATGAACACTCGCGCATGGTTCACCATTGATGAGTTGAACGAGTGGGCTGACAACTATCACCACAACGCGGTTGTAAAAGAATTGCGCCGAGTGGCGTCGTCAGGAGAGCCAGCCGAGATTGGAGAGGTTTATGTTGGCGCGTTGGAAAACGGCTTGGACACACTCCGACAACTTGCAGTCAGTCTTGATTTGACTTTCAAGTGGGACAAAACTACTGGCAGATACATCGTCGAAAAACCGGGAAGGGCTTACAAGTGACCACACTCAAAGAAAAAAAGCACATGGGCCGGGTTGCCGAACTCGGCTGTGCCGTCTGTCGTCGCATGGGGTATCCGGGAACCCCGGCAGAGTTGCACCATCCAAGGCGATTGGCGGGGGGCTGGGGGCGTTCCAGCCACATGACCGTCATCCCACTATGCCCAGAGCACCATCGCGGCTCTACGGGCCTCCACGGCCTTGGCACGAAGGGGTTCGAGAAGCACTACGGCTACGACGAGGCCGACCTGCTCAAGGATACGCTGGCCCTGCTGGGTGTTGCGGAATAGAGACGTAGGGAAACTACCTAGAAAATAATTTGAAAAAACCTGTTGACAAGGTTTAAGGTGGTGTTAAACTTCTTCCATCGACACAGCAATACCGCATAGTCGATACAGCGAAGGAAACAGCGAAATGAACAACGATCTCAACATCAACAACGTAGACACCCTCGGCGCTCTGCTGGCACAGATTGCCGACCTCACCAAGCAAGCCGATGCCATCAAGGATGCCATCAAAGAGTCCGCCAGCGCAGGCGGTGCAAAGGTAGTCGAGGGTGCTCTGTTCAAGGCCACCTACATCGAGAGCAACCGCTCAGTGTTCGACAAGGACGCATTCATCAAAGAGTTTGGCGCAGACGCATATGCCAAGTTCACCAAAGTGTCCGCTGTGTTCAGCGTCAAGGTCACCAGCAAGTAAACCCACCCGCCCCTTCGGGGGCATCAACAGAGAAGGAAAGCGAAATGAAAAAAGCCATCAAACACACAGACCTCTACATCGGTCAACTGGTCGTGGTCACCGAGCACCCCGAGACGCAGGTCTACACCATCGCGTCAATCGAGAGCCAGTCGGTCATCCTGCAATGGCGCGAAGGCACACGCCACTGCTCACAGGGCCACGACAAGTACGGCCTGCTCAAGCCAACCCTTGAGCAAATCGAGTACAGCATCGCGGCCAACGGGTCTCTGGTGTCAACCAAAGAACTGGTCGAGTGGGCTTAATCAACCGGGGGCTACGGCCCCCACAAACAGCGAAGGAGAGCATCATGGATTCATTCACAGCAACAGGATTGGCAGAGGGTTTCATCGAGGCCGACAGCGAAGAGCAAGTGATCGAGGCGTGGCAATACCTCGTCGACACGGGCCTCGCGTGGAAACTGCAAGGCTGGTTCGGTCGCACGGCCCAGCACCTCATCAACGAGGGAGTGATCACAGCATGAGAAAACTCATCAACACCTACCGCCGTGTACCTACGCCGACAAACCGTCGCCGCTTGCAGGCATACATCACCAAGTACCCAATGGCTTGGGTTCTTGCCACCGAGGCCCAGCGCGAGTTCTTGCGGGCCAATGAATTTACTCTGGGGGAGTTCCAATGAAACACGCACAGGCAGACTACATCAACGCCGGGTATCGGTACGAGAAGGCCACCAGCGCCGACAAGGCCAGAGCGGTCGCTGAGACGATCCGACACATGATCCAAGGGGAAGCCCTCACCGATCAGCCAGAAGCCCGCCATTTGGTCGATAGGGGCCGTCTTGAGGCCCGTCAGGAGGTGAGCCATGTTTGATCCCAAAAGCGCCGCAGACATCAACTACATCAAGGGCTTCGACCACGGGTGCGACTACATCGTGGCCGAGATCGAGCGGTACATGAGGGAGAACGACGGCTCCGAGGCCGTCCTGTCCCGGCTTTTGCGCCATCTCAAGGGCGCGGACGAGGTAGGGAAACCACCTACAAAATAATTTGAAAAAGTTGTTGCATCGTTTAATTCGGTGTTATACTAACTCCACTGCAACATCGCAGTGACAGCGAAAAAGGAAAGCGAATCATGGAAAAAGCAAACTTCACCCAACTGCTCAAAGATGCCGTCAATCAACCCGGCATCATCAGCGAGTGCTACAGCACCTTCCACGGCTACAGCATCGGCAACCAACTGCTGGCCTACAGCCAGTGCATCGCCCGCGACATCCCCATCGGCCCCATCGCCACGTTCAAGACTTGGAAAGACTTGGGCCGTAGCGTCAAGAAGGGCGAGAAGGCCATCGCCCTCGTGCGCCCTGTCACCATCGCCAAAAAAGATGAGGCAGGCGAAAAGACTGGCGACGCATTCCAACTGTTCGTGTTGAAAAACCAGTGGTTCGTGCTCGGCCAAACCGAGGGCGAAGACTTTGCCAACGAGGCCGTGGCCCCCACATGGGACAAGGCGCTGGCCCTTGAGACCTTGGGCATCACCGAAGAGGCGTTTGCCATCTCCAACGGCAACGTGCAGGGCTACGCCCAACTCAACACCATCGCGGTCAACCCCGTGGCCGCATTGCCCCACAAAACCCGTTTCCATGAGATCGCCCACGTCGTGCTCGGCCACACCAAAGAGGGCTTGGTGACCGACAGCGAGTTCACCCCCCGTGACGTGCGCGAAGTCGAGGCCGAGGGCGTGGCCTACATTCTGTGTGCCCTGCTCGACCTGCCCGGCCTGCACGAGAGCCGTGGCTACATCCAGAACTGGTTGCAGGGTACTGAGATCAGCGACAAGTCAGCCCAGCGCATCTTCAGCGCGGCCAACAAAATCCTCGAGGCTGGTCAGGGTAAGTCCCTAGAAAAATAAATTGAGCGAGGGGGTTGACAGCCCCTTCGTTTAATGTACAATTACACCATCAACAGCGAATTTAGGAGTGAATCATGGAAAAGCAACAGCCCTTCAGCGTAGGTGACCGAGTCAAAGGTGTGTATCACGGTCAGGCATACACAGGCACTGTGGAGTATGCCCGCGCACACACTCTCAACTTGTCCTACCTGCACCACATAGTGCTGGATCAGCCCATCGAGGTGTACAGCGATGTGCGTGACCGCATCATCGTCAGCATCTGGGAGCCAACCGAGTCTGGCAACACCATCCACGCCGCCTGAAGGAGAGCGCCATGTCTTACATCGCCGAAATCGAATCTCGCGTCGCAGGCATCCCCTGCATCATCGGGGTGACCTACTTCGACAGCGTCAGAGGTTCCTACTCTTACCACGCCGCCAGCGACTTGGACTATCGCGGCTACATCGAGTGCGAGTTCGATGTGCTCGACCGCCGTGGCCGCAAGGCCGCATGGTTGGAGCGCAAACTGTCCGACGACGACACCAGCCGCATCGAGGTCGAGGTTGCCCAACACCTTGCTGATTCATACGACGACTTTTAAGGAGAGCACCATGTCCCACTTTGAAACCATGAACACCATCGTCAACCAGTTCTTTGACAACCTGCCCAAGTCCTATGTGGCCTACTGCGACTACATCGCGCACACCATTGTCGGCAACCTCAAAGCCAACGACACCGAGCGCCTGCTGTCCAGCGTGAGCCGCCCCCAGTACGACCTGACCGAGTCGGGCGGGTTCAAATCGACCAAGAAGACCATCGAGGTCGAAGACCGCTTCGGCAAGAAGTATCGCGTGACAGTTGAGGAGGTCAAGTGACAACTCTGCTTGTGCGCGAGACCATGAAGATGGTCGCAGAGGGCGGGCTTGATCCAGTAGAGATGCATTGGTTCGATGCGACCGGGTGTTTCATGGATCAGAGCGAAGAGTCGCAGACCCCGCTTCACGACAGCAGGCCACCGTTCCAGCGGTGCATGGTCTGTTGGGAGGGTCAGTCCCGTAATCACCAACGGATGCGGATGTGGTTGCTGGTGGCTGGGGACGACCCGCAGGAAGGCATCGTGCTCACCGTCTGGAGACAACCAGCCAACCAACCACCAGTACCTTCTCCGGTGATGGTGTACATGATCGACGAGGGGCAAGTGCGGTATGGCCCGGTTGATGAGGGTGTGACAATGGACAAGACTGAGGCTGAGATGATCCTCGGGTTTGTGTCGGCATGGTATGAGTCGCTGGCCCGTCGCTGTGAGGCGTACATCCCTAGCGTGGCCCAGACCTTCACAAACCGCCGCAAGATCGCTCAGGGTAAGGTTCCGGCCTACGACTGGCGCACGGTGGTGATCGAGCCTACAGCGCCCCGTGGAGACCCCCAAGGGGGCACCCATGCCAGCCCGCGCCTACATGACCGCCGTGGGCATCTGCGCCGCCTCAAAAGCGGCAAGAATGTCTGGGTCAAGCCCTGCAAGGTTGGAGACCCGGCCAAAGGTATCGTTTTTCACGACTACAAGGTTAAGGAGGTGGCATGAGCGCAATCAAGCCAACGATGGCCCGATCCAACCCTAGAGGCATGGAGATGACCCGGCTTGGCTCCCGGCAGGCCCGAGAGTTTGTGGAGGCCGAGGCCATCGACATCTTCACGACCATGACCAACGGGGGGTGCACCTTTCAGCAGGCGCTGGCGGCAATTTTTTTAAGCGGCATGAACGCCGCACACACAGTGAGGGAGAAGGCATGACCGAAGAAGACTTGGCAAAGACCTACGAGGAGGCCACGCACAACGCCCTCGTGTACGGCACGGGTTTTGTGAAGGTCTCATTGATCAAAGGCGTGCTCGAGGTCTCTGCGGTCGATCCAAGGGACTACCGATACATTGAGCCAATTGAGGCAGAGGAGAAAAGCGAATGAGAAAAGAACTGGGAAAGATTCAACGCTTCGACATCGGCGTTGGTGGGTACGACGATGCCATGTTTGGGATGTCCGTCACCCTTGGTGGTGGTGGATGGGGTGTGCAAGACTTTGATGGCACATGGTCGCGTGAGCCTGACGATCATTGCAAGTGGACGGCAGACGATCAACTGAAGCATTGGGGCAAGATGTGCCGAAGGGTGGCAGACCTGATGGCGACGGCCAAGGTCAAAACCGCAGGCGAGATGGTCGGCATACCAGTCGAGGTGACATTTGAAAACAACCGCCTGCATTCGTGGCGAATCCTTGAGGAGGTGTTATGAACAAGCATGAAATCGACGAGATGATGAGACACCTTCCAAGCCAGCAACCACCGCCTGAGACCTTGCTCCAGAAGGTGCTGATTGGTATAATCTTCATCGTGGTTTTGTTCCTGATGATGTGGGTTCCAGACTTCGACCTGAGCGAGGCAGACTGCGCCAAGCAGAGCACCAGAGCGAATGTGTCGGGACTGTGTGAACAAGTCAGAAAACCTTAATGGTTCCATGACAAAACCATAATGGTTCCCGTGAAAACGGGGCCAACGCGCATGAGGATTGCCACTGGTTTTCTTACCGGGTTTCCAGTGGGCCGACAGTCCCCAGCCGTGTTGGTGTCTGACCGTATACGCGCTAGAGAAAACAAAAGCACGGGGATTGCGCACCGTGGCGGTCGGGGCCAACAACCCACACTGGCGGAAACCACTGAGGTTTGCTACACTGGCGGCAGATCAACAACATCAGGGAATACGGGTGATGCCAGAAACCGCCAAGAAGCCGCGCAAAAAGCCCTCAGAGGCCGCGAAACCCCCAAAGTCAGGGGAAGCCATCGCCACGGGCACAAAACCCTCCCAAATCGCCCAAAAACACCCCGGAGGCGCTCCCTCCACCTACTCCCAACACATCGCCGGCGTCATCTGTGTACGCATCGCAGAAGGGGAGAGTCTGAGGGAAATAGTCAAGACACCGGGTATGCCAGACAGGTCGACGGTCTACGATTGGCTGTTGCGCCATCCTGAGTTCGCCGACCAGTACACCCGCGCACGGGAGGAGCAGGCCGACACGCTGGCCGATGAGATCATCGCCATCGCCGACGAACAGCCCGAGATCATCGCGGTGGTGGACAAGAAGACCGGGGCGCTGATTGAGCACAAACTGGACGGGGCATTCCTCCAGTGGCAAAAGAACCGCATCGATGCCCGCAAGTGGACGGCCATGAAGTTGAAGCCCAAGAAGTACGGCGACAAGTTGGCGGTGGGTGGCGACCCTGACGGTGCGCCCATCAAGACCGAGGACACCGGGGCCGACAAGTTCCTTGAGATCATCCGCAACATGGAGATGACCAAGCGTGCTGGCTGAAATACTCGAAGACCCAGCCGTCGCGGCGGAGTTCAACGCTCTGCCCGATCACGAGAGGATCGCCAGAATCGCCCACGCCAAGTGGGTGGCAAGCGCCCACCGATACCAAATTCCCCCGCCCCTCGAAGTCGACTACACCGTCTGGATGATGCTGGCTGGCCGTGGAGCCGGGAAGACTCGGAGCGCCGCCGAGGCGCTGTGGTGGTGGTGCTGGATCACCCCCGGCAGTCGGGGGCTGGTGCTGGCCCCTACGTCCAACGACGTGAAGTTCACCTGCTTCGAGGGCCAGTCGGGCCTGCTGTCGGTCATCCCGCAGGAATTGATCGCCGACTACAACAAGCAAGACCACCAGATCAAACTGGTCAACGGCTCCATCATCCGGGGCATCTCGGCTGACTCATACGAGCGCCTGCGCGGCCCTCAGTTTCATTGGGCATGGTGCGACGAGTTGGCCGCATTCCAGTACCTCGGGGCGGGCGAGGCGTGGGACATGATGATCATGGGCCTGCGTCTGGGTGACAAGCCACGGGTGATCGTGACCACCACGCCTAAGCCCAAGGACTTGATCCTCGACTTGGTGAGCCGTGAGGGTGACGACGTGATCATCGACCGCGCCTCGACCTACGAGAACCGCGCAAACCTCGCTGAGACCTTCAGCCGCCAGTTGGAGCAGTACAAGGGCACGAAGTTGTACCAGCAAGAGGTGCTGGGCGAGATCGTCGACCTCGAAGACGGCAAGGTGGTCAGCCGCGATATGTTCAGGATGTGGCCCGCAGGCAGGCCGTTCCCCAAGTTCGAGTACATCATCCAGTCCTATGACTGCGCCTTCACTGACAAGCAACACAACGACCCGACGGCCATGACCACTTGGGGCGTGTTCAAGCCAGAGGATGGCCCGATGTCTGTCCTGCTGATCGACTGCTGGGCCGAGCACCTGACCTTCCCCCAACTCAAGGAGCGGGTGATCGACGAGTGGCGCGTGTCCTACGGTGAAGGCCGCGATGCCAAGCGCCCCGACCTGATCCTTGTCGAGGAGAAGGCGGCGGGCCTGTCGCTGATTCAGGAGTTGCAAAAGGCCCACCTGATGGTCAGGGGCTACAACCCCGGCAGGGCCGACAAGATGCAACGCCTCCAGATCACTGCGGCCATCTTCGTCGCCAAGCGTGTGTGGCTCCCCGAGTCCGAAGTCCACAAGGGCTACGTCAAGGACTGGGTCGAGGGCTTCCTGAGCCAGATATGCGCGTTCCCTGACTCACAGCACGACGACTACGTCGACAGCGCCACGCAGGCGATGCGGTGGCTCAAAGACATGGGGTGGCTCGACATTGACCCCGAGCCTCGTTATGATGACGATGACGACTACTACGACGCGCAACCTGCGCGTGTCAACCCCTATGCGATCTGACCATGCCTGACTACTCAAAACTTGCCAGAGGACTGACCAGCCTTGTCAAAGGGGCGGATGAAGCCGCTCCCGCCGTCAACCGTCTGGACATGAGTTTTAAGGATGTCACCAAGCGCATACCTG